CCGATGAGCCGCAAGACGATTCTACCGTCCGCCCCCGTCGATGATGCCCGGAAGTCGGTGAACGGTCGAGCGGGACGGCCGTCATATCATCCGCGCGCCGCAACATGGGCAGCGCTCGGTGAGGCGATGAGCGGCGAGACGCCGATGCTCGCGTTCGCCCGCCCGCTGGCTTGCCCGGTCGAGCCGGGCCAGGAGCATCTCCTCATCGATCCCGTCAAAGTGGTAGGCGTTGATCCAGGCCCGGAACTCGGGCGTCCACCTACCCGGCTCACACCCTGGCTCCGTCACCATCTGCGGGAGCGTATCGACGCTCGCCGGCGCGTCCTGGTTCGGGCGGAGCTGGTCGCGGAGCGGCGCTGCATCCACTGCGCCGAGCCGATCCCTGACGAGCTGCACCCGAGCGCGATCACCTGCTCGAAAAGCTGCAGGGCCAAAGCCTACGAGGACACACCTCATCGCCGGCAGCGTCGGCGACGCCGTCGCTTCGATCAGCGCCGCGACGCGCAGCTCGCCCGCCAGTTTTCGAGGCGTGTCTGATGGTGCTCTCCGGCGAGACGATTTCCACCGGCGCTCCTATCCGCTGCCGCGACTGCGGGATCGCACCACCGCTTCGGGTGCACCAGTCGGCGGCCGGCTATTACGTCGGTACCTACTGCCACTGCGGCCCTTACAGCCGCGAGAGCGTCGAGTACTACCGCACCCGCGAACTCGCCGACCGTGCCGTGGAGTACTCCCTCTGGACTCCCCGTGGCTAGGCGTTGGCGGCCGGAGCTTGAGCGGGACCGGTCGATGCGCGCCTACGAGCAGAACCCGCGCGCCCTGATTGCCTGGGAGGTTCGCTGCCCCAAGTGCGATGCGCCGCTCCTGACCCCGTGTCGGGCCCCGTCCGGTTCGCGAGTCAGGGAACACACAGCCCGCGCCGAGGCCGCGCGGTGCGGAGCAATAGAGCAGCTCTCACTACGCGCCTACGAGCAGAACCCGCGCGCCCTCACTGAAGCGAGCGAGCCGGTCGAGGAAGAAGAAGTCGAGTACTTCTGCGGTAGCGGCTACTGCGACGATCCGGCCTGCACCGGCGAGCACTGGATGGAGCCGGCTTCATGAGGGGCCGGCTCCGCAAGCGTGCTCGTAGGAGCTTCCCGGCGCGTCCGAGCGTCGAGCCCGTCGCGGCCTGCTTGCACTGTGGCCGTCGTTTCCGGCATACGCCCGAGTGCATCATCGGGAGGCTCGCGACGAGCTGACATTCTCCTTACTGGACGATCCCGCATCACGACCTCGACTCGCCCTCGGGTCTAACACGAGCGTTAGAAGCCTAGCCTCAGCCTGCTCAGGGACACGTCCCTGATACCGCGTGTAGATGAGGCCAGGCAGCGACAGGTAAGTGCCTGCACCTGCCGGCCGACCAGGGAAACGCCGGCGCCCCGCCCCCCAACGGGGCGACGGCGCACGACACGAAAGGTGTCGTGGGGGGGATATGGGGGGAGCGAAGCTAAGACGATCAAGCCACGGGCAGAGCCCGTGACAGTCCAACTTCACGCGCCGCCGGCGCGTGACTACCAGACAGGACGACCGAAGGGAGTCTCATTCATGGCACGCATCTCGCTCGACTGCATCGTGGCCGGACTCGGCCAGTACGACATCGACGGCAACGTCTACCCCTATGCCGAACTCGTGGACAATCAAGGCGGAGGCGTCTTCCGCGCGATGCTCGCTCGCGACTACGGCACCCCGCCCGTGTCAATGAGCATCGGCAAAGCCGAGCTGGAGCTGCACGCGAAGGACGGCCAGGCGAAGCTCCGGCTTCACCGCTTCATCGTCAACGGTGCAACGCCGGCGGTAGCAGCGCAGGAGGCCGCGACGACCGAAGACGCCACGGTCCCCTTCTAGCCGACGCGACTCACCATTCAACCAAAGGAGCTACATAGATCATGCCGCTCTCAGATGATGCGCGCGCGCTCGACGAGCGACGCTTGCAAGCAACTGCAGCGATGGATGCCACGATCCGGGCTGTAACTGCCACCAACCCTCACGCGCTTTTCTTCATTGAGAAGAAAGCTAACGGGATAGACGAAGCTCAGGAACGGCAGATCAATCAACGCTGGGCGCAGGGCGCTGCCGACCTAATCGAGACCGCTCAGTCCCTCGGTCAAGCGATCGGAGCCGACGCGCTCGCACTCTTTAAGGAGGCAAACGGTGCCAACAGGAAGGCAGCACCGGAGGTACGCCCATGACTTCCTCGGTTTCGATCTTCCTCTCGTCCACGCCTACATGGATCTACCCCGCGCGTCGGCTCTACTTGTCGGCAACCATCGTCGCCACGGCCACGACCGAAAGGCGCTTCGTGCTATTTCCCGGCTTCACGGCGAGCAGGGTCGAATGGTCTACGCCACGCACTTCCTCCAAGACGCTGGGGTTCTCCCAGTGACCCGCTACGAAAGGACGCGATGAACACCGTCTTACTCTTTGGGGGGGCTGGGGGACTCGTCCCCCAGGGGTAGCCGCTTGTCCTGCCGGCTGGGCGCGCAGCGGACAGAGGCATAGGGACCACCCAACGCTTGCGTGAGAGCAGCCGCGCAGCGTCCCTCCTGTACCCGCGTCACCAGCCGGGGTAAGCGTTCCGCGGCACACTGCGAGCGCAGCCATCACCCTGAGCGTCTACAGCGCGGTGACGGGGAGTAGCGAAACAGACGGGCGCTCGGGCGGTCCCGCGGGACCGAGGCTCAGGGGAGTGTGCCTCTGCCGACTTCGTCGTCACCCGGCAGGACAGGCCAGGGCGCTCGTCGGCTACGCCGGAAGAACAGGCCGAACGGCCCATAGACACCCGGTGGTGAACCTGCTACAACCTCTCGCGAGTAGAGCCCGCAGGTTTCCATCGCGGCGGGAGACAGGAACGGACTGAGGAGCACGGGTTGGGCACTGCCGGCAGGACCACATCGGGGGGCACCCTTTCGGCCGGCAACCCAACCGCTCCCACCACTGCAGCGTGAACACGCTCCTCCGCACCATCCTCCGCGGCGCCATCTACGGAGGACTCCGCCGGCTCGGGCTCGCGAAAACACTCGCGCTCGGGGCTATCGCACTCGTCGCGCTGATCTCGGTCAGCGGTGCTCGCGCGGCGGAGCTGGCGTACACGGTACGTACGACCAGCCTCAACTTCACGGCGGCGACGCCGGCTGCAGCGGAGGAGCTGATCGCGGGCACGTTCGACCTCGCGGCGAGCACGAAAGTACGGGTCGAGCTCTCTGGGCCAAACGTGAAGTACCGCGCCGCGGTCACGGACAATCTCTCGCTCTGGATTGATGGTGCGGAGACTCTTGAGCGTTGGGCATCCTGGCGAGGCGGCAGTGCTGACTCGTTCGGGGGCATCGAGAGGTTTTCTTACTTGACCCTTTCGGCCGGCACTCACACGGTCAGCCTACGAGCGCACACCTACGGGACTGGGACGGGCTCTATTTACTCGAATACGGGCGGCGATCTGGCGCCGGTCGTTCTGCGGGTGAGTAGCGAACCGATCGGTGGAGCTGCGGGACCGCCTGGGCCGACTGGGCCCGCGGGACCGCCTGGGCCTGCCGGCGACTCAACCTCGTGCGGCTCGATCGGACAGCCCGACTGCGCTGTCGTGCTCGGGGGCGACTCGCAAGCTGCGCTCCTCGACGTGCGTCACGCTGCGGCCTGGACGGCCGGTCTGCTCGTATTCGGGCTCGTCGTGATGCCGCTCTGGGGCCGGGTTTTCCATCGCGGCGAAGGGCGCTGGTGAGTGGATACAGATTTCACAGGCTTGGTGATGAGCGGCGTTCAGCTCGGGCTGTACGTCTGGCTTTTCATCTGGGGGATAACGCTGATGTGGCGTCTCATCGTGCGTTTTCTCGGTTGGTAACTGAGGCGTCTTGACTTGTGGAGAGGGGGTTACACAATGAGGAAGCTCTACGTATCGCTCGTCGGGGCGCTTCTGTCGGCGATGGTCTTCGCCGGCTCGGCGCTCGCGGTGGCGGATCCGGTTCTCACGACGCAGACGGATCTAATCAAGGCGTACTTCCAGGACAACATCTCGGTCGTGATCGGGCTGTTTATTGCGGTTGCGGCACTGCTGTGGATGTTCTCGCTGGCTGTCCGCTCAGCGGGCGCACAACGACGCTCAAAGGCCGGCTAGTAGGGGGCCGGCGCTTCGCTGTGACCCTCGCTGTTCTCGGGCTCGTGCTCGGGGTGGCGGGGGTCACGGCGGAGGGCGCGCGAGCCGAACCGCCGATAGCGACGCAGCCCTACAACCAGAACATCAATCAGGAACAGCTACGGGATCTGATCGCGCGGGCGGAGACTCCTACGGCGACACCGGACCCGCCTGTACCCGCCGATCTTGATTCGGGGAAGGCTCGACGGGGCCTCTGGCGGGCCCGAGCTGCAGCACGAGTGCTGCCGGCGCTGCGTGTGCTCGGCCCGGTCGGACTGGCGCTGTCCGCCCCGGAAGCGGTGATGGGCTACAAGGTCACGATCGGGGCAGCGATCAACTATTTCAAGTTCGGCACATTCGCTCTCGGGCTACAGACGACGGCGACGGGCGTCCCCTATTACACCTCGATTACTCCGACGCGATGGGACTGGTACTCGGCCGTGCCGACTCCTTCCTCCGGCAATACGACAACGGGGCGATTCGTTCAGCGTTCAACGTCGGTCAGAGCGTCCGACGGCAGTACGGCTCTGCTCAAAGACTCCTACCACGGGCCGTGCTCGCCAGTCGGTCACGCCTACTGTCCGGGTGGCTCGTCCGAGACTGACGTGACGAACCGGCAAGCGGCACTCACGAAGGGCTCGGAGCACGTCTGGGGGATCTACGTCAACTCGCCGGCGCAGGCCAACAAGGTGATGATGGTCTACCTCGAAGCCGAGTTCGAGAAGCTGCTGACGCTCGAAGAAGCCGTGACAGAAGCAACGAGTGACCCGGCCTGGTACACGACGCTCCCGGCGGCGCAGAAGGCGACCGCGACCTACACGCGGCCGGCGGACGCAGGTACTACGACGGCGGACGTAGTTGCGGCTAGGGCGGCGCTTGACGGCGAGCCGGCTCCCGACGCCCGCACCTACATCAACCGGCAGCTTGACCCGTCTTACTCGGGCGCGTCGGACATCGTGCTCCCGAACTGCGTCGGCCTCAGCGTCGCCGGCTGCACATCGGCGCTCGACTCGGCAGGGCACACGGGCACCCGGACGTACACGATCCTGACTCGCTCCACGCTCGACCTCTCGAAGCCCTCGGGGGCGGTCGTAACGATGACGCCGGGCGCGAGTTCGAGCGTCCAGCCCAACTCGACTATCACGCTGACGCGGAACCCGGACGTGAATCCGATCCAGTTTCCGACGCCGACGCAGGGGGAGACGTACGCGGAGTACCTGGCGCGCTTGCAGGCGCTCGGCTGGCTCGGCGCGGTGACGGTAAGCACCCTGAGCGAAGCGGCCGGCGAACCAGGGCTCGGGCCCGACGCTCCCGTAACGCTGCGGCTGCCCGCGACAACCGACGCGGTACGTACGACGGTCGGGCCGCGCGTCGTCTACGTGCAGGCGCCGTGGCCGAGCCCGGGCCCGCGCGTCTATCCGGACGAACCGGTCGAGTTCCAGAAGAACCCGACCTCCTACCAACAGGTGCCGAAGACCTCGGCGCCGGCTGCAGGCGGAGCCCCGGCCGGTGGGGAGACGGGGCCGGTGTGCGATCTCGTGGCGCTGAACTTCGGGCCTCTGACAAGTCTGAACCCCGGCTCCCAGATGCCCTTCGGCGTGCTGACGTGGCTCCTGGCAGCCTATGACGGCATCGGCTCGGTACCGCTGTCCTTCACGATCTCGGGTGCTAATCAGTCGATCGCCACGACGCTCAGCAATAGCGCCTGGGAAACGGACTATCGGCCGCGCGTGTTCCTGATCACAGAGTTTTTCTTTACCCTACTCGCTGTCGTATTTCTCGCGCGCTCCGCGCTAAAAATGGACGGGTGAGAAAGACGATGCAATGGCTACTCGACAACATCGTCTGTTACTTCCAAGCCGCGCTGTACCTAGCAGTGAACGGAGTGGTGGCAGCGCTTGGTGCGCTCGCCTCGGCGCTGTTCCTGGCTCTGCCAGACATGCCGGCAGAGCCGCCGATACCTGCCGACATTCAGAACGCACTCTCGCACGCTGACTACTACCTGCCGCTTACGTTCGTGCTCGAACTAGCCGTCATCACGTCGGCGCTCTGGCTCGCAATCTTCATCGTAAAGATTCCGCTTCGCTGGGCTCGGGTGGTGGAGTAATGGCCGAGCAGACCGATACGGCGCAGGCGCTCCCGGTCCTGATTCAGGCGCTCTGGGACTCGGCTAACACGTTCACGGGTCTTGTCGGACTCACAGTTTTTCAAGTTCTCTACCTTCTCGGGGCCGTGATCGGAACAGTGATGATGTGGCACCTGGGCCGACAGCTACTCAGAAAACAGACGTGGACGCTCGACCCTGATGACACGCCGGTCGCCTACGTGCGCTACGAACGGCCGGCGGCGGAATGATCGACTACGTAACTGGTTCGCTCGGGATGGGGAAAAGCGCCTACGCGGTCCGGGCAATCGCGCGCTGCCTCGTCACAGGCCGGGCCGTGGCCGGCAACGTCCGACTCGTGGACGACTGGTCCGACCGAATCGCCCGACACAACATCTGGACAACGGGCCGCCGCTCGTTCCGGCGTGAAGTCGCGGAAGGCATGGAGCGACGATTTCACTACGCGGAGACACTCGAAGAACTGACCTGGATGAAGCTCCACGGCCGAGGCGAGAGCCGCGGCCTGCTCGTACTGGACGAGGCCCACAACGAGCTGAACAACCGCGACTGGCAATCGGTGGAATCGAAGGAGTTCCTCCGCTGGCTCTCGCTCCTACGGAAGAAGGGCTGGCGGGCGCTTCTGATCTCCCAGCACGCCGACAACACAGACGCGGGCGCTCGCCGAATCTGTCAGAACGAGGTACGGATGGTCAACTGGAAGAAGGTCGCCACGCTGCCGCTGCTCGGCTTCGAGTTCCTGCCGGTGCCACTGTTCCTTGCGCTGACGTACCCGACGAACCTTCCGCCGCAGATCGCATCACGCAGCCGACCACGGCGCCGCGAAATGTTCCCGCTCGGCTGGTGGAAGCGTATCTACGACACTCACGAACTCTTCGGGGAAACGCTCATAGAGTCGGAGGATGATCCTACTTCCTGGGGTCTCTGGCTCCCGTCTGATCCGAGCGAGCGTATCGAGCGGGCGACGGCACGCGCTGCAGCGGTAGCTGCAGCGCGTGCCTCCGCCGGGGACGAGCTGCACACAGTACGACGACGACGCTCCTACCCGCAGTCACGATCGGCGCGACTATGAGAGCGTGCGACGAGAGAGCGGTGCGTCCGTATGTCCTCGAAGTCAGGAAGTCACAGACGCACCGCGACCACAGGCTACCCCGTTGGCTTGCGCAGCTGCTCGGCCTCGTCCGCGGCCTCCGCGAGCTCCCGAAGGCCGGCGCCCACGTGCGCGGCTTGCATTCGTCCGCTCCCGCACATATAGTCCCTCCACGTCCTTTGAAGGAGGGCGCCGGCGGAGGTGTTGAAGGCACCTCGTACGCCGACTACGACCACCGGAATGGAGCT